CTATAAACTCTTCATCAAACCTTTGTTCTTTTTCTAAAATTCTTAAGTCATCTTCAATCTTCCAAAGTTTTTGATTTACTTGAAATAATTTTGTAAGGTAAGAATCATTATAAATTTGATGTTTCTTTGCGATTTCTATAAGATCTTGGAGTTCTTTTAAGACATATTGATTGTTTGTATATTGAGACTTGATTGAAAGTATAGAAATCTTATCTAATAGTTCTCCTACAGAAATTGGTGTGATTATTTTCATTTGATGTATCATTAGAAATAATTAAAGTTTATATTTACTCTGCACTTATCATTCGTGCAAGTAGTACTATTATGAGGTACTGATGGGTCGAAGAGTAGAATACGATTTTCTATAGATTCTACTTTTACATCATTCTGTAAGATTGTAAGACCATTATTAGTATTGAGATAAAAGATTGCACCTTTATGTGAGTAATCATAATCAATGTGCTCTGATTGATATTCAATGTTATCTGTGGAAGGATATAGATTTGTTTTGATACGAATGAGTGACTTAACTTTTAGTTGATTTAAAATTGGCACAAAAATAAAAGATTTTGAATCTACATAAAATCCAGAATAAAAAAGATGAGTAAAGTAATAAGAACTTGTGAGTTTTAACTTTTCATCAAGATTAGACACATTTGGAGTAAGATTCCAAGAAAACTCTGAATTTAATATTGAATTTTTAATTTTTAAAAAATCTTCCTGATTGAGAAAGTTATCTATAATCTGATGAGTCATTTATAATTAAAGTTGAGATTTCCAAGTTTGAGATAAGGTATAAAATTAATATTGATTACACATCTAATTTCATCTGTAGAGGTTACTGAATGATGATAAATCAAACCATCAAAGATTAACATTCGGTTTTTTACACACTCTACTTCTACATTATCTTTTAAGACTGTAAATCCATTATTTGTTGTTACATAAAATAGTGCAACTTGATGTGATGTTTTTCTATCTATATGATTTTCATGATGTATATGATACTCTGTTGGAACTAATAGATTTGCTCTTGCATCAAGTATTTTACTTGCACTTAATTTTTTAAAAATTGGTGAAATTAAATAAAGAAACTCATTTTTCTTTTTTGTTTCTGATGACATAAAAGAGTGAGAATACATCCAATCGTGCTCTTCGTATCCTGTTGGTGATATGTCGGGATCTCTTACAATACCTTTATTATAATTCCAAGGAAGTTTTTCGGTATTTTTATTTTCTGGAAAAAATGTAGATTTAAGTATATTAAAATCTTTTTCAGATAAGAAGTTATCTATAATTTCATAGGTCATAATTTAATTTAAAATCTTTACGAATCTCATCATAGTTTATATCAATAATCTTTTTCCAATCTATAAAAGGTGAAATATGATTTTGATCACAATGAGTTGAATATCCAGGTAAACAAGATATTACATATTTATCTTGCTCTTGACTTAACTTCCAAAACTTATCGTAATCTTTTGAGAAATGAAATCCATCTTCTTCTTTGATACCATTAACTGAAAATTCTTTGTGTATTTCATAGTCTTCTAAAAGTGTTGAATACTTACAGGCAAAGGTGTTTGTTGTTGCAGGAACTGCTCTCCAATGAGTGCTTTGTGTTGTGAAAAGTTTATAAAAACTACTATCATTCAAAAAGAAATCAAAGTCATAAAGAGTCACATATGCAGAATTTAAAGTAAATCCTTCCAGTAATATTTGACACCAATTTGAACGATGTACATAGTCATCTTCTAAAAAATAAATGATTGTGTCTGATGAATAGTTTTGAGAAACTGCATAATTCATTGTTGCAATAAAACTTTCACACTCACTTCCACAATTAATGATTTTTACATTTTTTTCTTTCTTAAGAAATGTATCATTAATTTCACCATAGTGCTCGTCATAAACAATATGATAATCTGCAAGCTTGGAATCTATTGTATTCTTAAAGTTTTGAAATACTTTATACTTATTAAACCAAGAAGGTCTTGTGCGATCTGGAAGTTCTTGAAGTTTTGAGTAATAACAGTGTCTTATGAAGACTTGAATTTTTTTCATTGATAAGAAAAAATATTTTTTAGGTCTTTACTATAGGAAAAGTTTTGATAATCAATATCATATATGTAATAGAGCATATTTTTAGATTTCTTTGTAAGTTCTATTGATTTTTCATCTTTTATTTGAGAAGAGTTGAGTTTTTCTATTTTATCAATATCAATCTTTTGTAAGTCCTCTAATAAGTTTTCATATCTTACATAATAATCTATTTCTCTTTCTCCATTTTTATTTGAAATAATAAAGGTTTGTGGAATAATCCAACGATTAAACTCTTTTGGATTTTTATAAAGATAAGAAATATACTCATTAATATTCATTTTATTACAAAGTTCATAATGATGATGTTTTTCTAAACCTTCCTCTCCTGTTGCAGAGAACCATCCACTTTCTTTCATTCTTGCAAATTTATATGCAGAAATAAATCGATCTATTGGTTCACGAACTACTGTAAATTTCTTATATTCATTCCAATAATCACCATAGTGCTCTTTATATTCTTCTATGGTCTTATCCATAAAAAGATTCTCAACTCCCATTGCTTTAATAATAGAAGTTCCTGCATTTTTAGGAATATGAATGAATATCAGTTTTTTTTCGTGATTGATGGTCATTTCAAAGTAGTTTTTTCAATATCTTCTTTGATTTTTTTATAAACATTCAAAATCTCATCATCAGTATATTCAATACATTCTTTGTTTAATCTTTCTGCTAAATTTGATTGAAGCCCAGAGATTCTCATTGGAGAATAAACTGGTTGTTTTCTTTGAATGATTCGGAAATAATCTGGATAAGACATATTAACTGCATCAGTACCTCCCATAATTACACATCCTTGAGTTCCTGTTGCTCTTGCAATATGTTGACCAACTGTATCGCAACCAACGAAATAATCAACTTGAGCAATTATTCCCATCCACTCTCTCATGTGAGGATCTGGTTGAGGCACATAAACAACTTTATTATCTTCAGAAAGAAGATGTAAATAACCCATATAGATGATGTTATAATCCTCTGCAAGCAACTTACAAAGTTGAATAAACATATTCTCTGGTAATGACCTTAAAGAGTCATCATAAACTCCCAAAGGACAAATTTGTGCGGTAGATCCATAAGGGTTAATAACTATAGTTTTTTCTTTCTTCTGTGCTTCGTATGCATTAAAAATGATTTCTTGACCTTTACGAATTTCAGAATGAGAAAGATTTAAAGTTTCATAGTTTAAATCGTCGTGTTCTTCAGTTTCATTAATAATTTCATCAAATGCTTCTACAAGTGATATTTTACCTTTATAAAAATTTGGAAGACGATAAGGCTCAGGTGAAACTATTTCATCTGCCTTGAGAAATATATTTTCCCAGACACCTTTTGTATCTGGATTGAATGACCTCTCTTGAAGTTCTGAAATACCCAAAGGAATATAATCCCATCCCATAATTGAGACATACCACTCTTCATTGAGATGATTTTGATAATACTTAAGAAGTGCCGGAAGTGCAGTAATGACTCTTCCGATTCCACCGTCAATGTTGATGATTTTCATAAGGAATCAAGTTTCTTCAGTCTTTATTGGATATTCAATACTACCTTTGGGAAATGCAATTAAATTAAAAGAAATTGAAATTCGTTCTTCGTCGTGATTATTAGTTTCAACTAAATGTGGTAAGTAAGAAGGAAAGAGAATGATATTACCTTCTTCTGGTTCAATACGAATACTTTCTCCAGTAAATTGATTCTTCTGTGAGGTGAGAGCACAACCCTTCCACATACGATTGATTGCTGGATTTTGAAGTACTAACTTTCCACTTTCTTCTGGTGCTTGAAGATAAAAAACACCGGAAAATACTTCACCGTGAATGTGCTCACTATTCATACACTGACGGCTGTCATTAACGTTCAACCATGCCGATGTAAGTGCAATATCACAATCCACAAAGTCTAAATCTGCAACTGCCTTAAATCCCATTTGACAAATATATTCAAAGAGTGAACGAAGTTCTTCTACTCCTTGAAGTGTTTCTGGTGAATGATAACCAGAAATATTTGATTTTTGTATTGAAGGATTTTCTTTTTTATAAGTTTTGATTGTTGTAAGAAATATTTCCTTATGCTCTTCAAACTCTGGATATTCGCTCTGCCAGAGTGGAACAGAATAGATCGGCATCAGGTTCATATTGATTTCAGTGCAAGTTTCTCATATTTTATCATATTTAGTTTATTTCTTAAGGCAATTGATTTTCTTAAATTGTAACAGTTTATGTGTCTCATCATACCATAATATGAATTGATAGATTGTGATTTGGTTGCAAATTTTGCTCTTTGTTTGGTTGAATTTCTTATGTAAATGGAAAATGGTTTGATAATATAACCGCAGAAGTTTACACCATATTCCAATTTATTATGTGTGGTTTTGCAGGGGTTCAGTTGCATATTTAATATACTTAAGTAATCATTTACTTTTTGAATGATTGTGAATATTTTTTGATTTTTATGAATCAGAAATAACATATCATCCATATAACGAAAATAATGTTCTGTAATTTTATTTTTACAGTACCAATCAAAGTTATTGAGATAATAATTTGCAAGAATTTGAGATGTAAGATTTCCAATTGGCAATCCAGTATCTTTATTAAACAAGGATTTTCTATCTGGTATGAGTTCTCTTAATTTTGGTTTACCTTTATAATAATATTTTTGAGTTGGATTTTGATTAATAAAGATTTCTAAAAGTTGGATTGTGGTTTTATTATCAATCTTGGGATATAAGTCTTTTTTAATCTGGTTCTTATCTATTGAAACGAAAAAATTAGCAATGTCTACGTGTAGAATAAGATAGTCGTTTTTATGTACCCATAAGTTTCTTAAAGACTTTTGAATATCTTTTGCACACTGAAGAGTTCCTTTATTTCTTAAACAAGCATATGTTGTTGGTATATAATTCTTTTCAATATAATTTGTACGATTATAAATTAAATGATGAACAATTCTGTCTTTAAATTCTGCTGCCCAGACTTCTCTTGGTTTTGGTTTAGTTATTATAAAAAATAAATGAGAACTTGGAGTAAATGTTTCGTTTTTAAGTTCTTCGTAAAGTTTCCAAAGATTTTTCTCTAAATGAAACTCAAATTTTAATTGTTGACTTGTATTTCTCTTATTTCTTCTACAGTCATAGTATGCTGCTACTACTTCTTCAAATGTGATGTCGTTCACAACTTTCCACTCCTGAAGGCACGGACACAGTTGGGGTGGGTCTTATGGCTGTAGACCGTGGCACCATTATTGACGTACACGATGCAGGCGTAGTCGTTAGTGTACTCTGTACTACTCCAGTAGTATGCGGAGGAGTAGGAGATATGACTTCTATTCACAAGTTTTCTTTTAGAGAAAAGTGTTCTAAAATAAATTTGAAACTTCTACCTTTATAAGGCATAGAAATCGCGTGGATTGAGTACACTACTATCTCGTTAAGAGATAATATTCTGCTCATTATGAACGACTTGATTATTTAGAAGATTGAGATTTTAACCACCCAGATGCCTGTTTTACACAAGGAATGCTGCGTTCAATATAAAGTCCATATTGTCTTTCAGTTACAATATTCATATCTTTAGAAATACGAATTAGATATGAAAGAAAATCAAGAGATGCAACTAGATTATCTAGATCTTCTTGTTTGTTTTTGTGTCTTGATGCTCGGTATATTAAATCTATACAGTCCAAAGCAGTATTTTGAATTCGAGTCCCTATCGTATACTTATAGTCTCTTGGGAATTGTTTGACTATAATAAACACTCGTTTGATGAGTTCACTTGCATCTCGATATATTTGAAGATTTTCTATCATAATTTATAATAATTTATAAAAAATTGGGTACAAAGTACAAGTACCAAAGTGCAAGTATCAAGTGGAAGTACACCTGAAGGCACGGACACACTTGGGGTGGATCTTATGGCTGAAGTGGCGCAGACCATTAAAGACGTACACGACGCAGGCGGAGTTGCTAGCGTGCTCTGTACTACTCCAGTAGTATGTGGAGGAGTAGGAGTCCCAATAAATTCTACAAGAAGATCCAGGATTCTGGAGTTGTGAAACACTAGGAACAAACCATCCACAGGAACCCATCAGAGAGTTAGCAAGGGTTACTGCATCATTACGAGAATACCAATTTCTACTCACCTGTGTACAAGAAGGGGCAACAAACCATTTGGTGGTTGATGGTCCACAACAGATGAAGAATCCCTTGCAGTCATAAATTGCTCCCGAAGTACAAGCAAACCCAACATTAGTGCAACATAGGCAGGTAGCAGCACCACAACTACAAGTGTTAGGGCCCCACCTATCAAGAGTTCTTGAACAATATTGCTCGCTTGTCTTATACATTCCAGAAGGTATTGTGCGAGTGCATAATGTTTCAGTACAAGAACAGCAGATGCAACAAAAGGGACAGGCACAACAAAGGAATCTACAACCTAAAGAACCCGTCGAAACACATGCACCACAAGAAGGAGTAGAAGAGCAACAAGTCGTATTACTTACAGTACAAGATGGACATGTTGTGGGCCCGATTACATTTGCATTACCCGGATATAATCTTTTGTTTAGATTATTAGGTCTAAATGGAGGCATAAGACTATACCTCTTCTGTTGATTTTAATACTACCCATTCTTGATCAGTTTCATTCCATCTATAATTTGACTCATCATAATCAACTGGAGGTGCAATCGGAGCATTCCATTTTAATTCAGTATCACTCCATGTCCATGATGGAAATGGTTTGATAACTCTATATCTTAAAGTTTTAACGATTGATTCAAGTTCACGAACTCTCCGAAGAAGTCTGTTTTCATGAAGTCTTGGTTGATCAAAGTCATCATCTGAACGATCTTCTGGACTTTTTGGAAAGATTGCTTCTCTTGGATCTTCATAAAAACTTGGAAGATCTCTTAATCTTTGACGATATATTTCCCATTCACGAAAATTTAAATTTTCTGGAGCATCTGCAGTCATTGTCCAGTCAGATTCTGCAAGAAGACGATTTCTTTCTCTACGAATCGGTTCCCAAAGTTCTTCATCTGTTTTATCTTCTATCACATAAGAAAGAGTCTCAGAATTCCAATGAATTCTTTGTGTTTCTGAATCATATTGTGGAATCTTATAAGGCCCTGTGATTCCTACATCATTCAATTCTTCTTCAGTAAAGGTAGATGAATCAGTGCGACTTCTACCATCACTCAAAGTAATTCTATGAGGAAGCACAGAGGGTTCTTGTCCTTGATAAGAGTAAAGATCTGATAAATTTGTCATTTTATTTTATTCCTCTCTATCAAGAAATTTCTTCGTATGAGCAAACAACATCTAAGTCGTTTGATGCTGATGCAGTACAAACAATTGATCTGTTTTCTTCTAAGTAAAATGATGATGACTTATCAACAACTACCAGAGAAGAGTCTGCAGCAACTGAAACAGTATGTGCTAATTTATATGCAGTGCCAGAGCCAGCAGCAGCATCATTAATTGAGACTGTAATATCTGCTGCAGAAGTACCATCATCATTTGCAACGACAATAGTGTTAACTTTAAAAACTTTTCCACTACTCGCTGCATTACTTAGAAGCACTGTTGCACTGGTAGAAGAAAGACTTAAAAATGTAGTTATGCCTACAATGGTTGTTACACCTACAATATTTGGAGCAGCCATATTTGAATGTCTCTTTTGTTTTATTTATGAAGTTTATGACCTCAAAGGAGGATCTGATAAAATATATTTGAGTGCGATTGATTTAGAAATAGAAACTGTTGAAATATTTGTCAATTGACTTCCATTACCAATAAAGGAGGTTGCGGTCACAACACCACTTACAATTGCATTTGTTGCTGATAAAATACCAACAGTAGAAACACCAGTTAAATTTATATTACCATTAACGGTAAGTTTAGATCATGTTGGAATTATTGCACCATAAGTGAGTTCAGTGGCAGCAGTGCCATTTAAATCTGCAATAGAATCAACTCTAATTTGTGATGGCATGATTTTTCTTAATTAATGAGATGAAGACCAATAATTTTTGAAAAAACACCTGCAGATCCACCGGCAATACTGATATTTACAGTTGTGCCATTAACCGCAAAAGTATTACCAGCTCCAATGAAGTTGAGTTGAGTAATACCAGCACCAATGACGGTCCCTGCAGATTGAATACCAACTGCAGTTATAAAGTTTGTGCTGACTCCAGACAATCCCGATCCAGAACCACTGAAACTGGATGCAGTCACCACACCTGATGCATTTAGACTCGTTGCAGTTACTATGCCAACAGTAATGTTTGGAGTTCCAGAAAGTCCAGTTGCAGTTGTTGCGGTTCCAGTTAATGCACCAACAAAAGTTGTAGCAGTCACCACACCTGATGCATTTAGACTCGTTGCAGTTACTATGCCAACAGTAATGTTTGGAGTTCCAGAAAGTTCAGTTGCAGTTGTTGCGGTTCCAGTTAGTGCTCCAACAAAAGTTGTGGCAGTTGCAACACCAATATTTTGAATATTTCTACTATCATCAATGACAGTAGTCCCTGAAATCTTAATTGCCATCTACCGTCCTCGTATACACTAGGTAGTTTTTATTATTTAGCATTCTTGAGTTCTTCTACTTCTGCTTTCAATTCCTTGATTGCCTCAATCAATACTCCAATAATACCATTATAGTTGATTGATTTTATATCACCTTGACTTACAAGTTCTGGTAGAACTTTTTCCAGTTCCTGTGCAATGACACCAATAGAAGGTTTATTTGTTTCTTTCCAATCAAATGAGACTCCATTGAGCTGCATAACCTTTCCAAGTGGATCATCAATGAACTGAATATTTTTTTTGAGGCTAATATCTGATGTGGCATTAAAATCTGTTGCAGTAATGACACCTGATGCATTAACTCCAGTGACAGTGATACTTGGTGATCCAGAAAGTCCAGTTGCAGTTGTTGCGGTTCCAGTTAATGCACCAACAAAAGTTGATGCAGTAATCACTCCAACACTTGCAATATTAGATAAGTTACTTTTTGCTAATTCAAATCCACCCGCAGTAGAACCATCGTGAATACGAATTGCATTCAAGGAGGTATTTACCGATATTTCTCCTGCAGCACCAGTAAAGGAATTATTTTGTGCTGTAGTTCCTCTTCTAAATTGTACCTGTGTTGCCATTTTATTTTTTTTATATAAGAGTATTTAGAACTAGACAGAACCTAAATCATAGGTTGAAAGTGATGCAGAGGGATAAGATAAACAATCATATGAAATATCTCCTATATTTTGTCCAAAAGCATCTATATTTGTCGTGGAAAAATCACCATAATCACCAGTTGGAAAATCAACTGCCGATGGTGTTGTTGTATTAAACGGTGCAGCATCAACCCACTGAGAGCTATCACCATCATCATAGTAAATGAATAAACGCCCTGAATTAGAATTATACCATAAAGTTCCTGCTGTTGGAGATGAGGGTGCTAATGTAGAAATGGTAACAGCACCATCTCCTCCTCCATTGTTAAATGGTGCAGCATCTACCCATTGAGAACTATCACCATCATTATAATAAATGAAAAGTCTTCCAAGTCCAGAGTTATACCATAAAGTTCCTGCAGATGGACTTGCAGGAGCACTTTCACTGATTTGTACTGATACAACTCCACTTGCAGTGACACCTGTTAATCCACTGCCATCACCAAAGAATGATGATGCAGTCACAATACCAGTAACTCTTGCATTACCAGTTACTGTTAATGTACTTGTTGGATTGGTGGTTCCGATGCCAACATTAGAAAGAGTATGAATACCTGCTGCCGTAGTTACAAATTGAGAAGATCCACCACCAGCACCACCAGTTGCAGTAATCGTTACATTACCTGTGGATTGATTAAGTGAAATACCAGATCCGGCAGTAAGAGAAGTTACAATACCTGTGAGTAGAGAACCTGAACCAACAAAACTGGTTGCAGTAAGAACACCAGAAATATTGGCTCCAGAAGAAGTAAGAATACCACTAAAGTTTCCTGATGTTGCAGTAAGAACACCAACAGAAATACCATTTGCAGTGCTATTGCCTCTACCTGTTACTGAGTTTAAAGTATCAGTCTCTGTATATGATGTTAAGTATGTGTTGGTATCTACTGAACCATCAGCCTTTAAAAACTGACTTGAAGTTCCGCCAGATTTAATAAAAGAAGTGGCAGTAACAACACCAATGACTATGTTAGGTGTTCCTGTTAATCCTTGTGCAACAGTTGCAATACCAGCATTTGATGCATAATTCACATCAATATTGTAAGTTCCAGATAATCTTGCAGAATTAATGATTCCTGTGGTGATATTTGCAGCATCTGCAAGATTTGTTGCAGTGGTTGCAGTTCCTGTGACATTTCCACTAAGATTACCAGAAAAACTTGTTGAGGTAACAATACCTGTTACATTAATTCCATTACGAGCAGTAATTTGATGAGGAGTATCTATAAAATTAGAATTGACAGATACTGCATTTCCCATATATCCATGAGCAGAGCACTGATAATGTAAAACTATTGGTGTCGTATCTGTGATAGTAATTTCTGTATATGCACCAGCACTACCAGCAGTTCCGTTTGTTATTACATTTGTACTGTATTGTGTAGTTTTATCAGATTGAAAATAAAATCTGAGTGGATGATTGGAATTAGAATTATCTTCTTGATTGAAACGATATGTTTTTCCTGGAAGTAATGTTATGAAAGGAGATTCTGAGCCATCAATAAAATATCCAAGAGCAGATCCACTACCATAATAACGATGATTTGTCGTTTTGGATGCAACTGTAACTATGAAAGTTTTTGTTGCAGAACTTGTTGCTCCTATAAGAGTTTGATATCCATTAAAACTGGATGCAGTTACAATTCCAGTAAAACTACCATTACCAGAAACTGTTAATGCACTTGTTGGATTTGTGGTTCCGATTCCAACGTTTGAAAGAGTATGAATACCTGCTGCCGTAGTTACAAATTGAGAAGATCCACCACCTCCAGTTGCAGTAATTGTTATCTGACCTGTATTTTGATCTACTGAAATACCAGATCCAGCTTCAATACGTGTTACTGCAGCACCAGTTAAAGTTGTACCCCCTACAACAATTGATGTTGCATTAATAATACCCGTAGATCCATTAATTGTGATTCCAGTTCCAACGTTTATTATATCGGTGGCACCATTCAGAGTAATAGATGAGGTTCCTATCGTTAGAATACCAGTAACTCTTGCATTACCAGTAACAACTAATTGAGTTGTCCCCCCACCAATAACAACATTCGTTGCTGTTATTATTCCAACAGTAATGTTTGGAGTTCCAGAAAGTCCTGTTGCAGTTCCAGTCACATTTCCTACAAAACTTGATGCAGTCACCACACCTGATGCATTCACATCAGTGACACTAACACTTGGACTACCCGATAATCCAAAAGAAGTTGTAGCAAAAGATGCAGTAGATGCTGTTCCGGTAAGATTTCCTATAAAAGTAGGAGCAGTGACAACTCCAGTAAAACTACCATTACCAGAAACTGTTAATGCACTTGTTGGATTTGTGGTTCCGATTCCAACGTTTCTTAATGTATTAATACCAGCATTTGTGGTATTCCAAACAGGTGCGGATAGAGTTGTTGTACTCCCTGCCCCAAGATAAGTATATACTTCGAGAAAGTTGTTATTAATAATACCACCAGCGGCTCGAAGAGTATCACCTGTCCCATCATTAGCCGTTGCTCCTGTGTTTATTGCTACTCTTGCCATTATAGATGTTTTAGTTTAGAAGTATTTAGATTACATAGTTTTTAAATTTAAAAGAATTTGTTCTTTGAACAATTGCTGAAGTTGTAATTCCTCCAACTCCTCTATTACCATAAAAATTAAATTCATTCTCTTCGGTTCTTGCGGTTAATTGAATTTTACCCCAACTAAAGTTTCCAAAGTAATTTGATGTTGTGATACCTCCAGAATAACCACTGCCATAGCCAATTCCAGTAGAGTCAAAAGTAAAAACAGTTGAATCAAATTGAATATTTGTATTGTCAAATGTAAGAGTAGAAATTCCACTAATTTTTGCAAAAACTCTTCTTATTGTAGTGGTTGCAGAACCAACTGTTGCGATTCCAATCATAGTATTTGCAACACTTACATTACTTACACTTTCTACTTGATAAACATTATCTACAAAATTAGTTCCAATTCCTATAATATTATTATCAGCGTTTCTTGATGCTATTGATGTCGTTGCAAAACCAACATTTGAACTGTAAATTAAGAAATAATCACCAGTTCCAATTCCACTAACTGTAATTGCAGTTCCAACTACAGAAGTATCTCTTAAGTATGAAATAGTTGGAATGAAAAAATCAAATATAACTTGATCAATTGAAGAAATTGTAGTAGTTCCAAATCCGACGATTACACCAGAATCACCACTATAAGTAGTAACAGAGTCTGATTCTAAAATTAAAGTTGGAGATTCAATTAATACCTGTGGAGCAGAAGTAGATATATATCCACTTCCTTCAAATGTAACTGAAATTCCTGTTATCACCCCATCAGATATAGTTGCAGATGCAAGAGCAGTATTTTGTGCTGCTGTTGTTCCGAATCCAATTGGTTGAGAAATTGATACTGTCGGTGTAATTGTATATCCAACTCCACCATCACTAATGACAATAGAAGTAACAGTTCCTCCAGAAGAAACTATAGAAGTTGCAGTTGCTCCTACTCTATTGTCTTGAGAAATTAATGTAATATTTTTTTGGAAAGTTAAAGATACATCATTTTCATTAATGGGATTGAAAAATGGACGAATATTATCCACATAAATGATTGTAGATCCAATACCAACCGATTTGATTAGATATGCCGTTGGATATATTAATGGTTCATATAAAATTCTATTTTTCCCAATTATTTGTGCATTAATAATTTTGTCTTCAGTTTGTCTACACCAGACAACAGGCCTTAATAAATTAGAATCACTTGTATTTCCTGGACCAAAGTATGGTAAAGTATCAACCGTGTTTGTGGATGTAATTCTAGTAACAGTTCTTTCATCTTCTTGAAAAGTTGCTGGTTGTTCAAGATAGGCATCATATCCAATGGTTAATTCATCTCCTTCTTTTACTGTTTCTAAAATGTTTCTGCTAATAACATCAATAGAACCACTCCCTTTATAAAAAAGTATTTTTGAGGTATCTCCAGATTTTGGTGCTTCTGTGAATGTGATAATACTTCCACCATTAAAAATATATCCATCTCCAGGAATTTGTAAAATATCATTAATAAAGATTAATAAAACATCTTGAACGTTTATTGGTGAACCCGGTGAAGAACGAATTGAAATAAGATTTCCAGAGTCCAAAATCGGAAATTCCGTTCGTGAACCATTAAACAACGCATCATAATTATCAAGAACTTTCAATTCTCCAATTGACAATCCAGAAAACTTATCACTGTTTGTTTTTTCTATTGAAAGTTGAAATTCTCTAAAGGAAGCAGATCCTGTAGTAGGAATTCCTGCTGTTCCACCAATTGCAACAGTTAAAATTTGCTCCTGCCCATAACCATAACCAAGATTTACAAGTTCAAAATCAATTACACCTGATCCTTGTCCTACTATAATATTTGCAACAGCATTAACTCCATTTCCAGAGACTGAAGAATTACTATAAATTAATGGTATTTCTGAATATGAAAGTGGTGAATCAATAATTACCTCTGGTGGATTGGTAGAAGTATAACCTGTTCCCGGATTTGTAATTGCAATACTTACAATATTTCCATTACTTACTGAAGCTATGCCAATATATTGTATGCTTGGAGTTCCTGTTGATGAAGTTGTGACACCTACTCGAACATTTGTTTGTATTCCAGATCTATATCCAGAACCACTATTTCCGATACTGATTGCAGAAATAGTTCCAGCAATAGAAATAGTAACAGTTGCCCCAGCAGAAACAAGTGGTTGATATCCAAAACCTCCTGTGGATCCAACAGATACAATAATTCCACCTCTGGGTAGTTTTGAAGTATTGACATCATAAATTGCTGATACACCAGTTCCTGTAAAACTAACACTTGTGATTCCTGAATTTTCTAATAATGTATAATCTGAATTTGATCCAGGGCCTTGAAAAATATCATTAATTAGAATGACTGCATTTTCATTACTAATTCCTGTAACACTAGATCCACTGGAAGTAAGAGTAAAAGATTTTTTATCACCATTAAAGTTTTGAGAGATGTCATCAAAAATATAATTTTTAGAATATGCCTCATCACTCGAATTTGGAGTTCCAGATCTTAAGAATACTCTTCCTTGAAAAGATGAAGATACTGATATTCCAGTCCAGTCTCTTTCATCTGAATCATTTGTAGGTGAACTTACTGGAATATTTCCATACGGAGCTTCAGAGAAATTGAGAGTGTTATTTACAATATTATAATTTCCAATCACTTTAGTAATCAAAGATCCTGTAGAGTGTCCAACAACTGTTGTTCCTAAACGCGGTCTTTTAAGAAGAAATGCGTTTGTCGACCCAATTCCTACACTATCAATTCTCATAATCTCATCATCAATTTTGATTAAATCTCCACCAAAAAAGGAGGTAATTCCGGTAAAATATGCAATGTCCTCTGATATTAATAAGTGTTTAAACAATGAGGAAGTGACTGCCGTCGATACAATAGGAGATTGAATTAAATTATCAAGAGCAATAATAACCTTTGCATTTTGATTGACCGCATTAAATGTGTGAGAAGAACCAATACCAACAGAGGTAAAATTTAAAACTTCTGGAATTGATTTTAATGCATTTTGAGCACTAGATGATAATTTAATCAAATTATTACTCACCTTTACAGCGTAAACTGTTGCTGGTAGTTTATCAGTGGTTCCAATTCCAACAAAACTAGTCGATGCAATTCCAATTGCTTGAGTTGATCCCGCACCAGTATTTGAATAAATAAGTTCTTCTCCGGTTACCATAAAGTGATTTGGTATCTTTATCGTATTGTTTAATAGATCAACGATTAAAGGATCACTTCCATCAAAATTTCTTCTGAATATATCATCAGTTTTGTGCTGTAAGTTAAAGTCTCTTTTTATAGGAGTTTCTGTTCCCTCATATGTATTGCTATCGGTGACTATTGAGGAGTTTGTTAGATCAATTTTTGTAATATCACTCGCTTCATCTGCAATTTGCAATGCATTCATAAAAGATTTGACTTGAACTTCAATGTTTGGATTTGGAGTAAAAGTAATTTTTGTATGTGTGTCTGTTCTAGATACACCAACTGTTCCAAGTCCAGATGCAGTTTCTATGTTTGCGAATTCAGTAATAAAAGTGTCCGTAGAATTATGAAAAACCAAAACCTCAGATAATTGATGATGGTTATTAACTGGATCTGATACTTGAACTAAAAAATGAGCACAATCATAATCAAAATTGTCACTGTTAATATTAATATACTGTCCGATTGGAGTTGCAATTGGTGATGTAGATGATGCAATTGATGTTGTTCTTGCCTCTAATAAAGAGTGTTTCATATCAAAAGTTCCTATACCAGTATATGATGTGTTCGCAATAGATATTTTTAGTGTATTGCAGGTAACTGCTAATCCAGTATTTGGAATGAAATCTACAATTAAATTTGAGCCCGAAAAATATGAATGATATGTTCCTAAACCAGAACTTGAATATGGAAGAATAGAATTACTTGTCAACTGTCCATATTCTAAAAATTGAATATTTGATCCATCATGAATAATATTTAACTCATCAAATTCATATTGTCCATTATTTCCAGTAACTTCGACTAAAACTTTTGATGAGGTATATGTATTAGCAATACTTACAATAGTACAAGTAGATCCGGAAGAAACTGAAGAAACGCTTGTTCCTACAACATTTACAATTCCACCATAATTAGCACTACTGATACCAGATAAAACATCTTTTACATTATATGAAATAATAGAAACATTATAATCGTTAACAATATATTTTATTGGATAGAATTGTAATATTCCATCTGTTCCTTGAACGGTAAAATCAAAGGAACCTAAATCATTAGCACTATAAATTTTTGCGTATTGGTTTAAAAATCCTATCGCGTCGTCATGTAAAAGTGTAACAAATTCACACTGTCTTTCGTCGGTATATCTTTTATCTTTTACATAAATTAAATATTTTTGAACTCTTGCATCTGATAATTTAAATGTATGAATGTCTCCATAACGTGTTGCTCTTGGATTGCTGTTAAAATATGAACTTATGTCATCAATAGAAAGAACCCTGTTTCCTACAGATTCTTCGTAATCTGTGAGAATTCGACTTGAAAATATAATCTCATCAGAAAATGATGAATTTCCAACCTGTAAATAATTTTCTTTTACCAAATCAAAATCATAAACGCAATTTAAACTTGCTTCACTAACAATAGTAGTTGTAACTTCAACAGATGTTAAATCTGTAGGAATCCCTACCACTAGTGAATTTTTATTTGTCTCTGAAAGAGATGATTCTAATTGATAATCAGCAAATTTTCTAAATCCTGAAGTATGATTTAAAGTGCTTACCGCATCATTCCAAGTGTCATAGTCGATTTTTGATTTTATTGAATAAGAAAAATTTTGATAATAAAAACTATCTTGTATTTTTTGTAAATTATCATTTAAGAATCCTGAATTAAATTTCCACCCACGTTCAACTTTAGATGTTGATCCAGTTTCAAAAAAAGAATTTGTTCTTTCAAGAGAAATTATATTTCCTTGAGTTTTTGAAGTAAAACCTTTTATAATAAAATTAGTGTAAAAATTATCCTTTGAACTTACTGTAAGTAAATTATTTTTTTGATCCCAATTTTCAACCGTTCCTGTGGAAGAATTTGAATTTATTGTTTCACCAGTTAAGAAATTGTTTTTAGATAAAATCGGATTGAATATTGGAAAATGTTTTTGGGGAATAATTCTTCCTGATGAATTAATTGAGTTATAATCTCCGGGAATTTCAGATGAACTCAGAAATTCAGAAAGACTATAACTTACTGATCCAATTCCACCTAAATTTGGAGTCACAGAAGTGAGTGTGAATAAATTATAATTATAATCTTTAGAATTATAGCCTCTTCCAGTTGACCCGATTCCAATACTTACGTTTT